TCGGAGGGTCACCAATTATGGCATACGACAACAAGTATGAGCTCAGCGAAAAAGAGACAAGACATGCGACTCCATTCCGTTACGTTAAGGAATTCAAACGAAAGAAACGTCATTGTGCTCGGATGGCCCGTGCTGCTCGTAAAGAAGAAAAGACTACTGCGATCAACGGTGAAAATTCAACAAGGGTACGAAGGAACAGTTCTTCCAACATGTTCCATCCCCTTGCTGAATTGTCAACTTGCACTCGGTCAGAGAAGCTTCGGGCTCAGGCGCTTTGCCTTGCTGAGCAGCTATCTATTGACCTTTGTGTTCCGTTCAATCGTGATCTTTTACGCGACGAAATTCAATGTGGAGAGTTAAGGAAGGCAGTAAGGGAAATGATGCCGGAAAAACTCAATGAACTACAGGAATTAAGCGTTAAGACATGTATGAAAGTAGAAAGGTCTGTTTGCAAGTACTGCGAGCCAAGATTCGCTGAGAAAGTAAATGAGTGGCGAGATTTCCTTTCTCAGCCGGTCGAGGTGAATCAGGATCATCTGAATACCTTTCGCAAGGCATTTAGATCGAATATTCCTCGCGGTTGGAATACTCGTCCTGGTCCATTTATACCTAATGGCAGTGCTTCACTCCTTCACTCAGTTAAGACTGGGGGTAATTGGAACGAGGAATCATTTTCTGACAGGTGTCGTACGGCTCTGGTATTCTCCAAAGGAAAACCTAGAATCGTCACCTGTTATTCTTCGTACAATACTGAGGTTCTCACCCCCCTTCACTCTTCCCTTTACAGTTTCCTTGGCGACATGGGTTGGCTTCTCGTAGGAGATCCAACTGAGGAACATGTCATGTCATTGAATGGTAGTGGTCCTTTCAACAGTTTCGACTATACTGCTGCCACTGATTCAATTAAGAAAGCCTACGTACAGGCTGCCATTGAGGAACTGATAGACACCGCAGTCGATCTGGATTTCGAGCAGGCCAGATGTATGCGGGTCCTCGGTGATTTACGTCTTTTTGACCTCGAGACGGAGATCCTTGGTTCTGACTATCCGGAGGGGTATCAGGATTTCAACCGGGGACAGCCTATGGGAAGTGTGATGAGTTTTCCTTTGCTTTGCCTCATTAATAAGACCTGTGTTGACATGTCTCTTACGGATCTTTATCTTGCTCGCAAGATAAGTTTCGCTGAGTGGTCTTCCCACAGGTGCAAGATTAATGGGGATGACCTTCTCATCCGGGAGCCGAGAGAGAGGACCGATCTTCGCTCCGCCGTGGTACGTAACGGTACGGAGATAGGCTTGTCCGTCAATGAAGAGAAGAGTATGGTCTCGATGGACGTTGCCGAGATAAACTCAACTCTTTTCTCAAGCGGTGGTCGGATGAAGGAGAAGAAGACTAACGCTTCGGCGAT